TGACAACGAAGACGGAACTCCACCAAAGACGTGGAAGCTCTGTTATACCTACCGCGCCATCGCCAAGATCGAGAACGCTACAGGTCTCGACTTGAAAAAGATTGAGGACTGGAGGTCTATCAGTTCCGGCAAGCACTTCCCGACAATAGTTTGGGGCGGGCTGGAGAAGTTCAACCCCGATGTAACGCTTGATGAAGTTCTGGATGTTCTGAATCCCGAAGCGCAGCGGCTTCTTTCGGATGCCGTGTTTGAGTTGATGTTCCCTGGCGTCCGCGAACTCTATGAAAAGAATCTTAAGAGCCCAAGCCCAAACGCACCAGCGGCGACCCAGAGCTAATCGAGTCGCCACCAAACACCTGGCTCGACCTGTGGACCTTGGCGAGATATGACCTTGGATTGAGTGACGAAGAGTTTGCTGATTTGACGCCTGGTGAGTTCCAGGCCTTGTGTAAGCGCCGCAATACCCGCATAAAGTACGAACGTTATGCAAACGCCTTGACGGCTTCCGCCGTTTACAACGTGAATCGTCACAGTGATGACACGCCAGCTATATCGGCGTTTGACTTTATCCGTGACGATGCGTCCGCAGAGAAAGCAGACAAGCTGCGCAAGGCAAAGATGTTCTGTAAGAAAGTCATTGCTGGTCTTGGTATGTCAGCAACCAAAGAGAAGATGGTGGAAGTACGGGCCAAAGCAATTGTGGATTTGAAAGCAAGTGGCTACGAGAACGCTGAAGAGATTTTTGATGGTTGCTGGCCGTCGCTTCGGCCACAGGAAGGTCAGTCGTGAGTGAAATTGGAAGTCTGATTATAAAGTTGCGTTGCGAAACCGCTGAGTTCAAAGACGACCTTGGGAAGGTGAAGTCTGACCTTGCTGGGCTCAAGGACCAGGCGGGGACAACGGGCGAAGGGATGGACTATTCATTCACCCAAGCCCGTGGCTCGTTGATGTTGGTTGAGAACGTTGCGGGCGTTCGTATTCCGCGCGCATTGAATACGTTGCTGGCCGGTATTGGCCCTGTCGGCGGCGCTTTCGCTATGATGTTGCCCCTTGTGGGCGTCGTGGCCGCTGTCGCGATTGTTGAAAAACTCATCGCTAAACATAAAGAGATGGCGGAAGAGACAGCCGCTATTGGGCAGGCCGAGAATAACTTAGGCGCCACAATCGAAAACGTGTTTAACAGTCTTGATGAGAAACTGCTTCGAGCGGGGATTAAGTCTGATGAACTTCGTGGTGACCACCTAGCGGCGGTTAAGAAAGAACTCCAACTTATTGATATGCAGAGCATGGGGGAGATTGCCCATGAGTTTGACGTGCTCGGCAAGGCTGCTGATGCCGTTTTTACTCAGTTAAAGGCGCATTGGTATGAGTGGGGGGATGGAAGCGACCACGCCAAAGCATCATTAAAACAGTTCCAATCGCAATACGAACTTCTGCTAGCAACGAAGAAACCAGGCGATGCCAACAAGCTGCTCAACGATGAGATAGCTGCAGAGCAGCATATCCTTGATTTGCAGAAAGATGCCCAAGACTACTACAACGCTACGAAGGCGGGCAAGGCAGGCGATCTTGCTAAATATACTACGGCAATCACCGAACTCAACACGCAGGGCTTGGGCTTCAGCGCCAAGGAAGTTGAAAGTCAGAAGGACTTGTTGGACATTCTTAATGCCCAACTAAGAGTTCGCGCTGAGGTTAATACCACTGCTGGCGTCGAGAAGGGTAACGTTGGCGCGGAAGAATCTAAGAGGCAGACGGAAGAGCACAGAAAGATGATAGAGGCAATAGTTGCTGATGATAAACGCCTCGCTGATGAACAGACCAAGGTTCTTGAGGGAGAAGCGAAAGAGAACGAGGCTTTCTACAGGAACGTGGAGTCGCAACTCAAGAAATCCGAAGAAGAGAAGACAAAAATAATTAGAGAATCTTTTATCGACAAAGCAAACGCCGAGCGCGAAGCCGCAGACGGGGACTTAAAGATTGCGATTGAGGGTGCGAAAGAAGAAGAGAAACTCGCACTCCAACACGCCAAGAGCCTATTTGCTATCCACCAGATAGGGGCGTGGGACTTGCGGGACGCTGAGATTAAAGCCTCGCAAGAGGCGACAGCAGCGGAATTGCAGGCTGTGGACATAGACATCAAGAATTTGAACAAGGGGGATGAGCGATACCTGACGGAACTCCAAAAGTTTGAGAACAAGAAGAAACAGATTGTTGCAAAGGGTGCTGCTGATGTTACCGCAATAAACAAGATCGCTGACGATGCTGCCGTGACGGAGATTAGAAACGCCCAGACCAAGATGGAAGAGTCCATCTCTTCAAACATCGCAAAGTCTATTGTCGCAAACAAGAGCCTCGCTCAATCATTTCGCCAGATGGGTGAACAGATGGCTGAAACGATGCTGGCAAATCTCATCATGGCGGAACTCTTCCATCAGAAGCACAAGCTTATTGACGCCAAAGGTGCTTATACAGGCGTTCTGCATACCGACGTAGAGTCAGGAATGCCTCATATACTTGCTGAAGTTGACGCTATTTCTGCCTTCGCTGGAGTCATGGCGATGGAACAAGGCGGAAAGATCCCCGGCGACTCTGGAGCCGTTCCTATCATAGGACACGCGGGCGAATATGTAATTGACCGTAGTTTGACTCAAAAACTGGAGTCAAACACATCTCAGTCACAGAATCACACGTTTAATTTTGCTCCTGTGGTTCACGCCATAGATACGGAAGGCGTGGATAACATGCTTAAAAAACACGCTGTAGTTTTTCAACGCCACGTAGCCTCTACGATGCGGCGTATGCACAGGAGTTAACGATGGTATTAGTTTATTTTGCAATTAATCAAGCGAACGGTAAAGCTTACGTTGGGTGGACCGCAAAAGCTAGAACTTATATTCACAGTAAACGGGAGGCAGCCTGATGTCATATCAAAATATGCCCACAATGCCAATAAGTATGGCAGCCGGACTTAAGAAGTCGCCGGTATTTAATACCGTTGTTCAAAAGGTTGCAGCAGGAAGAGGAAACACGTCGATTTCTTTAAAGCCGTTTCCAACGTGGTCTTTTGAGTTTTCGCTTGAACATATAACGGGCAACGAGGAAACGGCAGCATCAACGGTTGCAGCATTCTTAGGAATGTTCATGTCCGTCAGCGGTAGCAACGGTCTATGGACTTTCACAGACCCTCAAGATTCGGCAGTCTCCTACACCAATAGCGCAATGCTCAATGTGACTGCTGGAGCCGTGTCTCCGATGGGTCTTTATGGTGATGGGTCGTCCACACAGTTCCAACTCGCTCGTTCAATCGGTGGTGTGGCTTGGGACATTCTACAAAACGTGACTGTCACGGGTCTTAAGGTTAACGGTTCGCTTAAGAGTTTGGGAACGGACTATTCAGTATCTAGCACGGGTGTCGTGACCTTCGCATCAGCACCGGCAAACGGATATACGCTCACGTGGGCGGGGACATTTCAGTACCTTTGTAGATTCAAATCCGACTCTGTAGATGCACTTCGGGAGTTCTCAAAGAATAGTGGAACAGACAATTGGTCAATTTCATCTATCGCCTTTGAGAGTGAGTTTATCTAATGAAAAGACTTATGCCTGGTAGTTTAATCACGTTTCTTCAAGCGAACCCTAACTGCATCAAGGCTGACCTGTTTGTCATAACTTTGCCGACTTCCACCGTTTTATACGTCTGCGAGGGGCCGTTCGATATCACCGTACCATCAGGAACAAACGGCTGGACAGGCGCAACGAAGACGTTCTTGGCTACGACTTATGGGCGTTGGTCCCGTGGCCCGGTCACCAGTGAAGCGGGCTTTGATCTGAACGCTAACTCAATGTCTTTGACTTGTGTCCCCCAACAGGGAACTGTGTACCCTGGCACGACCGCAGGTCTTTTGAATGCGGCTGCGAACGGGCTCTTTGACGCCTCTACGATCGGTGTTTATACGTGCTACATGCTGCCAAACGGATACGGGGATGTGAGTGCGGGAATTGAAACAAAATTTGTGGGCTTCCTGGAGAAAGTCACAAAGCTGAACCGCGTCCAGGTTGAGTTTGAATGCCAAGACCCGCTGTATTTGCTGAACGAAAAGGTTCCCAAGCGGCTGATACAGAGCGGCTGCCCTTGGAGTTTCGGCGACGCGAACTGCAATCCTTCGGGTGGTGTCGCGGCTTACACACAAGCTTTCACTGCCAAGACAGGAAGCACGATCTGGGTGCTGACGCCCGTGACTGCGTTCTCACAGGCAGCGGGTTACTTCACGCAAGGTGTGGTCAAGTGTGTTACAGGAGCCAACGCGGGCCTCGCTCAGACCGTGAAGCTGCATGCTGCTGGGAACTTAAGTGTCTCGATGCCGTGGATATTCCCTATAGCAGCGGGCGACACTTTCTCTGTCGTGGCTGGCTGCGATAAGTCAGCTACCACTTGTGCCCAAAAGTTTTCTAACTTGGTTCATTTCGGCGGCGCGGTTGATGTTCCCGTGCCTATACAGGCGATCTAATGCTTACAACTGAACAAAGAGAACACATCGTAGCTGTGGCAGAGTCGTGGTTTGGCACACCTTACAGGCCCCACTCATGTTTGAAAGGCGTGGGGTGCGATTGCGGAAGTCTGCTCAAGGGTGTCTATGAGGAAGCTGGGTTCGTTCCCAGCGTTCTGTTGCCTGAGAATTATTCAGTCCAAATCAGCCAGCACAAGCTAGACACGACCTACATTGACATCGTGATGAAGTACATGCAGGAAATAACCGAAGCGGAGGTTCTGCCCGGCGATGTCGTCCTGTACAAGATGGGCGTAGGAGTCTGGGCGCACGCGGCCATCATCAAAGTTTGGCCTGAGTTTGTAATTCACTCCCTTGAGGCGGATGGGGTCACGGGTGGACATGGGATGAATTTGAAGTTCAAGACGATGGAAAGAAAGTTCCTGACTCTTCGTGACGAGTACTGCGGGGGCAAGTAATGGGGATCTTCAGCGGCGGCGAAAACAACAAGCCACAAAGAGAGTTTGGCGCACGCGTCAACCAGTCCCTTTATGGGCTTCCATACCCTGTAGTCATGGGTACGGCTCAAGTTCAGCAAAGCGTTCTCTGGATTGATGGCTTTGATGCTACACAGCAATCGACCGGGAAGGGCGGAAGCGGTGGCGGCAAGGGTGGCGGCGGCAAGTCTGGCAGTGACTACTACCTTTACACCGCGGACGTTGTGTCTGCGATCTGCAACGGCCCTATAACCGCTATCGGTGACGTGTGGAGCGGGCAGTCGTGGCTCGGTAGCCCAACTGCGTCTGAAACCTACACGATTACGGGAAGTGGCGTCTACACGCCCGCCAACGCCTCCACGATGGTGAACGACCTGGGGGTGGGCGTCCAAAACTCCTACAGCGGCTCCTACAGCGATTTTGGCGCACCCAGTCCTACCGTAATGAGTTCCAGCGATTATCAAGCGATGATGTGCAGCCCGTATGGTGCGGCGCTATCTTCTGGGCAGTACAGCATCAACCCTAGTACGGGACAATACAACTTCAACACGTCCGCGGACTCGGGCAAAACCGTTATCCTGTCCTATTCGTTCACGTTGACGAATATCAACCAGCAACAGAACGACATCGTTCCCTCAGGGAAGACTATCAGTATCGCGATCGCCTCGGGACAAACGTTCGGAAGCGATTTGGGCGTCCGTTACACAACGGGCGTCAGCGAGGGTGTTGCGCTCACGAAGGTGAGTTCGACTCCCAGTGCCACGGGAACCTATCAAGTTACGGGCAGTTCACCTGTGGTATACCACTTCGCAACGGGCGACATTGGCGCCGAAGTCACAACTACGTACTCTATTTCTGACCCTGCGGCCGTGGGTCAGGGTCAATCCACGACCCTGAACTTCACACTTAACAACGGGAACCTTGGGCAGTCCCCGTTCGCATTCCTAACGGCCAGCTATCCAGATGCGGCTTTTGGATTCACAGGCCTTGCTACCATCCTTTATCAACCAATGGGCTTGGGTGCTGATGCTGAGATTCAAGAGAACAAGTTTGAAGTCATCACGCCTGACGTTTATGGCGGTGGTATTCAGGACTGTAACCCCATCACTTGCATTGCGAAGGTTTTGACAAATGCTCAGTGGGGGTTGGGTGTCGGGCCTATTCCGTTCCCGACATCTGCATTGGATAACGGATCTTTGGGAACTTGGGGCGCTGGGCCTACAACGGCTGGCCAACGTCTCACGGACTCCACGGCATGGAGTTGGTTCGCCGCGAACTCGTTCTTTATATCGCCTGTTATTGATAGCCAGGACACCGCTGCTTCGGTAGCAAGCAAGTGGCTGGAAGCGGGTATGTGTGCAGCCTTCATGTCTGAAGGGTTGCTGAAGCTCGTTCCCTACGGGGATACCAGCACGGCTGCAAACGGCTGTACTTGGGTTGCACCTTCAAACTTCGTAGTCGCTCTGGATGATACCTGCTTCGTCTCCAAGGAAGGTGAAGACCCTGTCAAGATAACGAGAGTGGGCGCGCATGACGTTTGGAACGTAGTCCAGGTCCAGTGGGACAATCGCAAGAATCAATACTCGCCTGAGATTACCCCCGAAAGCGACCAGAGTTTAATCAATCGCTGGGGTGAGCGTAGAGAAGACGCACAAGACTGGAACTTCATTCACACGCTGCAAGCCGCTACCTTCGCCGCAAACATGCGGCTGAAACATGGCAGCTACGTCCGCGGGACGTATGAGTTCACGCTGCCTTACACGTACTCTTATTTGGAGCCGATGGATATCGTAACGATCAGTACGACATCTATTTGGGCCGCGGGCTTGAATAACGCCAACCTTGGCGTCGTGAATCTCCCCATCAGGATCATCAAAATTGTTGATGACCCCGCGAAGGGTTTGGAAATCACGGCAGAGGATTACCCATTCGGCGCGCACCAACCTGTTATTTACAACAAGCAGATTGCCAACGGAGACGTTGCTGCTAACGCTTTCTCAGACCCCGGCAATGCTGAAGTCGTTATGTTTGAAGCCACGTCCAAGATGACTGGCTACAGCGGCGATGAAATCTGGATAGGCGCAAACGGCGCAAGTGACAACTATGGATCTTGCAATATCTGGGTCAGCCAAGACGGCACAACGTACAAGCAAGTAGGAGCCATCAAGGCTCCCGCACGGATGGGGACTCTCGCTTCTACCTTTGCATCTGGTTCTGACCCCGACACTGTAAACTCTTTGGTCGTGAACCTGTGCGAGAACTGCGCACCGCTGGATGCGGGAACCGACACAGACGCTGATTATGGGAACACTGAATGCTTCTGTGACGGCGAAATCATTTCCTATTCGTCTTGTGTCGCCACGGGTCAAGACCAAGCGACGATGAGTTCTTACATTCGCCGTGGACAACAGAACTCCACCATAAGCTCTCACGCGGCGGGTTCTTTGTTTCTCCGCTTGGATAACGCGATCTTCAAATATCAGTATGACCCTCAATGGAAGGGACAGACTCTCTACTTCAAGTTTCAAGCGGTCAACATATTCGGGAACAACGCGCAGCTTTTGAGCAGTCTGACGCCAGTTTCATTCACGGTTCCGGGTTTGAATCCTGGGACGATTGATGCAGCCAGCGGACTTGTGACTGCAACATCGGTTGAGTATAGCGGGGGAGCCACGGTTCAATCACTGAAGCCCGCACAAGCCGGTGCTGACGTTACTTCAAGCCACACGAGCGCGGACACCAGCGCAGTGAACTCCATTCCAGCGGCCAACATCTCGGCGAGTTTGAATATCGTAGCGTGGGCGGGCCGCACAGCTTACACCGTTGGGATGAACGTTACTCACTCGGGGAACACCTACAAGTGCTCCACGGCGAACAACGATGCCTCTTGGATCATCGGACACTGGACTTTACTCGGGCCAAGTACCCTAGATGCGGTCGTCGACGGCACAACGTACCAGAAGGTTCTAGCTTCCAGTTTGTCTGCTGGCGTTCCGTACGTCTTCAAGGGCGCTTATGCTGGCGGCACCACTTACGCACAAGGCAATGAGTGCTCTTACAACGGCAATTACTACGTTTATATCAACGCTACTCCTGCCTCGGGACAGACGCCCGCCCCCGCTGGGACTTCCTATTGGCAGTGTGCAGGACCCACAACTCTAGATGTAATCGTGGATGGCTCAGTCTACGGCAAAGTCAATAACACAGCCCTGTCGAGCGGAAACGTTGACCCTAGCGCTTCCGGCGTTCTTTCCAAAGGTGGCACACCTTTCTCAATTACTACGGGGTTTGTGTACATATCAACGACAAGTTCTATCACGTTCTATTGGGACGGGACGCACGGTTCCTCAACCATCACGATATATCGTGGAGACGGAACAACGGTGTCCGGCATTTCGGGAAGCCAAGCGATTACTGGTTTGAGTTCTAACACCGCTTACTATTTCTATCCATACTGGGACGAGCCAACGCAAACTTTGTTGTGGGTTACTGGCGGCACCGGGTCGCCTGCGATTGCACATACTGCAACTTCTGTGACTCTCGCTCAGTCGCAAAACTTACAATCTCATATCGCTCTCAGCGACGGCGGCATGGCTGCATCAACCGAAGCAAGCGGTACTGGCGGCGGGTCTGTTGGCGGTGGAGGCGGCGGTAAATGCTTCTCAGGTAACGTAAGAGTGCGAACCGCAAAGGGTTTTTCAAGCTTCGCCGAACTTCCTTCTGTGGTCCTAATCAGGAATCAGACAGGCCTGCACATCGCCGATCTAATCGTTCATGAAGAGGATACGCGCGACATGCTTGACATGGGCGACGGAGAATTGGTTACGCCCAATCATGTCATGAAGTGTGGCCCCGGTTGGGCTCCAGCAAGCGAACTCTTCTCTAGTAAACAAACCCACGCTGGTAGGGTTTACAACTTGCACATTCGTTCCGACAATCCTGACGATCAGCACTACGTTTTAGGAAACGGATTCGTGGCGCACAACTTCAAGTCCAATTAAGGGGAACTACGGCGATGAACAAATACTATATCACGACGTTGGTTGCTTTCCAAGCAGCGACAGCGGCTCAATTGTTTCACCCAAATCTAGGTGCTCACTACATCGACCTTGCGGATGGTCGGCTTCTTTTGTCTGCGCATTTTCCCGAATCCTACTATCAGCAGGATGCGTGGGAAGCCATGGATGGTGTTGAACCATTACCTGACCCGCTGTTGGCGTCCACAGAGCCTATTAGCGGTGACCACGCAACTGCGCTGTCAGATGTACTTGCAACTACGGCATCAGCGGCTCCATCTGGGGCGATGGGGAAGCAAGCGTCTTTGGATGCGGCAACACCAGCACCAGTGACTCAACCGACAGTGCTAGACGTAGCGAACGCGGCGGCGCAAATACATCCGCTTATGAAGTTGCGGTCATGATATAAATCCTGACAATTAAGAGGAAACTATGTTCTTTCTAGGAAAACACAAACCGAAACTGGATGACAGAACGTTGCAGCTAGCCAATTACATCGGCGGCCTACCTGTGCCCCCTGTGACTGAGAACTGGGGCAAAAAGGTTTCAAGTTGGTCGATGTATGCCAACGACGCGATTGGTGATTGCACCTTCGCAGCCGCTGGCCACATGATTAAGTGCTGGTCGGCGAATGCTGGCAAGGCTATAACGCCAACCACCAAAGCCATCGTCGCAGGCTACTCGGCGCTGACGGGGTACAACGGGACCCCAGCTACAGATCGTGGTGCCAACGAACTCGATGTTATGAACTTCTGGAGAAAGACGGGCATCGGTGGTCATCAGATCGGCGCGTATGCCCAGCTTACTCCAAAGAATGTCGGGCACATTCGAATTTCTACCGACCTATTCGGTGGCGTGTACATCGGGCTCGCCATGCCGAAGTCCGCACAGACGCAAAGTGTGTGGTCCGTTCCCACCGGCGGTCCTGTAGGTAGTGGGGCTCCTGGCTCGTGGGGCGGCCATGCGGTCAACATCATTGAATACGACGCTAAATATCTGACGTGCGTTACCTGGGGCGCAACGCTGAAGATGACGTGGGGCTTTTGGAATACGTATTGCGACGAGGCTTACGCAATTCTGAGCACAGATTGGCTTCAAGGCAAGCAAATGGCTCCATGTGGTTTCGACTTCACGGCTCTGCAAACAGATTTGGGGCTGGTGATCAGCTAATGTACACCGTGACCGGAAAGTTTCTAAACCCTGATAGTACGCCTGTTGCCGGCGGCACGCTTGTGCTGTCTCTTGGTGACTTAATGCTGAGCATCGCACTGGATGCAGACGGGAACATCCCATCCACTGCTGTGGCAGCGGGCACTTACACCGCGCGCGTCATCGACAGCAGCGGTGATTTGGTATACGGGCCTGAAGATTGGGTCATCACAACGGATTTCAATGCGAGCGCGTTTACACCGCCGCTGAGCAGCACAAAAACTCTTTGCAGTTATAAGGATTAACGAACATGAAGACGATCACTGGACAATTTCTTTACTTAGACGGCAGCCCGATACTTGGAACACTGACGCTAAAACTTTCGCAAGATGCGGTTACAATTGCGGACGAAGGCCAAATTGCGCCCGCCGAGATATCGTTTGATCTCACAAGCTCAGGCTCTATCCCCGCCGATGCCGAAGTATACGGAACGGATGAGTTGTTGCCCAGCGGTGTTTACGATGAAGTTTCTGTCACCAGCGAGGCTGATGGGGTCCTGTGGGGTCCTGAATTAATCACCATCGCTGGAACCTCGCCCATCAACATAAACAACATTGTGCCGCTGGCATCCCCTTCGCTGATTAGCGTGGTTGGCGCAACGGGTTCGGCTGGCGCTGCCGGTTCAAAATGGTTCTCAGACTCGACTACTCCCAGCACGCTTCACACCAACGGTGACTACTTCCTAGAC